TGACTTTTGAAAATCAATTCTCACTGAGGGTTAGAAATAACACTATTAGTTTATTTCTTCTGTTGCTGAGCCATTATTGTCGCAGCGAAGTTCAAATCTGTTTTAATTTGTTTATCAACTCTGTAAATTACTCCTGAGTAACTATCTACTTGTGCTTCTGAACCATCCGGATCTAATATCGCAGTTTTAACATCTGATAAAATTGTAGGTTTTGTCACAGTGAAAACAGGACCTCCTCCAGAATAATTTACAAAATCTCCTTCAGCATTATATTTATCTACGACTGCGAGGACTTGCATCGGGTTTGCTTCACGATAATAATTAGCATCGGATAAAATATTTGAACTTAATAAATAATATCCTCTTAATTGTTTCCTAGGCAACTGAGAAGCACTTATTGCCGTAGAAACAGCATTCACAGTGACACTATTAAGATTCTTGAAAGTAGGTGCGGTTCCCGATATCATCCAGTTAGCCTTATCACCATAATCAGTTGATAAGGGTGCTTGTGTTGAATAAAGATTCGCACCAAAAGGATTGACGCGATATTCTTCAGAATCAACTGAAGTAATATAAGCATTTGTTGTCGCACCCGATACATTTGTTATGACATTATTCATTCTTGTATTTATATTCCCAAGAACAGAAGCATTGGGATAAAATTGACTATAACTAAATCCTAAGATTCCCCAGAGTGATTCATCCCATAAATCTTCTGTGACACCCATATCTGAGATTGTTATCCCGCACTGACTATCTATGATAACTTGCCTTGACATATTAACATTCGGTTGAGGAAAGGTATGACTTATATTTTGCTTCTTTACGACTGTTATATCTGGATAAGGCATCATTGAAGGAGACCAAGTGACATAATTAGAAGTTTTATTAATCCTATAACAATCTCCATCTGCTCCACCAGCAGTGGGAGGAGATATCTCATTGTCGGCTGGGTCTGGATCTCCAGCATTGAAGTAATTACCAACTTTCTCTGCTGTATGGAGATTCTTCCATTCAAAGCGGTTATCTACTGAACTAAAGTTTAATAAAGGATTATTTGCCCCTAACATAGCTCTTCTAGCACCTGACGAATTGACATATTGTTGATGACCATAAAAACCCGCGTAATTATATCCCGTATTTAACATAATCGCCGCATTTCCATAAGCATTGAAATGAAAATCATATCCTATCCTACGACCATTTCCATCCCCCGAGGTTCCTTCTATCTTATTTCCTTGGATATGTGGATATCCTGCGGCGGGACTACTTCCTTCTCCCCCTGCGAATGCTGTCCTTGTTCCATCAGAATAAAACATCTTTGGAATACCTCCTATATTTTCTGTAGTGAAGGCGATTGTTCCCTTGTCGGTCTTCCGAGCAAATCCATAAACTAAATTACTATATGAGTTTCCTTCAGATTCTGAACCATTGATATTCGCAGAAGATGAATTATAATAAACATAAATCGGCAAACTTGATAAATCTTTAGCGAGAGCATTATATTTTGCCGGATCCGTTACTGAAAATGTTTGGTTCACACCTGAACCTGACCACGTTAATGGATTTGCTGGCATATGACTCATATCGTTCCCTACGACATGTTCAGCCATCTTATAATTTATCTCTGTTATATACGAAAACCGAGAAGCATTGAAAGAAAAATCATTAAATATCGTCCAAAATCTATAAGGATTTATATGTAGAAATCTCGCTGTATCTTCAAAGGATGCATTCAGGGAACCGCTTGTTGTTTGAAACTTCGTTTGAAGGAAAGCATCTGTATAATTACTATTTGATATACGGTTCCCTGAAATTAATTCTGGATATAATTTTCTCTGAACATCAAAGAAATCTCTAATCTTTGTAAGATTATCATCAGTCCAAGAAACACTTGTTTCAATCACGGCGGTTCCGGAACCAGCAATCGGCATATCTTTTATTATCATCGCTCCCGCAGCCGCAGATGTGAATGATGTTGAAGATGATGACAATTGTTCAAATGCTTTACGTCCCTTGACAACAAACTCAGGTCTTTTGAAACCAACATAAGCATAATTATTCAGATAATCAAATGAATTATCTGATGTGTCTTCAGGTGGAGATGGGGAAACGATAGGATTAAACTGAGAACCTTCCTGATAAGCATCCCATTTATCTTTTCCGAAAGTTGTATAATTCGCTGCAGGAAAACTCCTGTAAATAGTTGAATTAATTATATTTGAATAGACTGATTTCTCTTTGGGAGCAGGATAATTTGGCTGAGTTCTTCTGTGATCCCAAGACTGAGGTATAGGATCATCGGTTTGAATCAATTGATCTGTGATTGTACCAGCAACATTAGAGGGAGTATCATATCCCGGATCCACTGATAATTTTACTTTTTGTGTAAAAGGAATATAGTCCATTAATGCTGGATCTCGGAAATGGACTTTACTTTCTCCTGAACGATCCGAGAAGGGTTCTATAATTATCGCTTCTAAATAATCAGTCGCCGCCGCCGAAGCACTCGCAAATCCTGTAGTATCCAAAAATGAACCATTCCAAACAATCTGATCTTTAACAAAAATAGTAAATCTTGAATTATCTTGTTTTATTTTCCTTATGACTGCCGAACCATTATTCCCAGCGGTTGGAAGACCTGTAGTCGTATCAAACTCGGGTGCTGCTACGTGAGCATTATGAGCCGTCCCAATATACATCAATGAATCGCCTGAAGCATTAATATTCCAATCAGGTTCATAGATATGCGATGCATTTTGACTAAAAGTATTTAATCCCGTATCTTGATTATCAGGGAAAGTCCAATAATGTGATGCGTTCGTCGGAACTTTTTTTGTAGAAGAAGCAGAACCAAATCTTCTAGGCAATGTGATATTCATATCTCCATTTGTATTTTTATAATACTGAACGACCATTGATACTTCATTATCTCTTAGAGGAATCTCTTCATCAACTTCGGTGAATGTTTGTCTTCCATATCCTTCAGGAAAAGGATAATTAAAAGGCAAAGGACCATCCTCATCAAATCCTACAAAACAAACATTAGAAGCACTGACATATTTAATAGTTGTATTATCCCCTAACTCTTTCCCCTTAAACTCTATCACTGAAGACCCCGCACCTCTTTCAGAGATATAAGCAGAATTAACTGAAACTTGATCACCAACATCTAATTCTAATCCGTTGGCGACTTTATTTGTAAATAAAGATTTATCGGAATCGCTAAGTTTTGAGGCATTATATTCCTCAGAAGACAAGCGATTACAATCTAAAAGTATCGTCTGCGTGTAACCCGACATTTATAAAAGAGAAGTTATTTTATTTTAAGACATTTGATTTTTTAAGCGAGAGCAGTGAAAATGTATCCACCATTCAACTGAGTAATCTTAACAAGTTCTAACCACGAACGCTGAGTATATGAAGCACCATTATCTAATGAATCATATTTGAAATAACTTTCAATACCTCTGCTGTTAATTCTTTCATTGCGATTAAGTCTGTTGCTCAGCCAATTGAAACGACCCATAAGACCTCTGCCCGTAGTTGCTCCCGCCAGAGTTCCCTCCGATTGTTTATATCCCATAAACTCATCACTCGTTAGAGCAGTTCCTTCAGCACTATATTCTTCACGAGTTACGAATGCTGGAACACCCTCCGCCTGTGCGACATTGTGGAAATGACGGGCAGAATTAGAAACATCAATCGGATAGAGGAATCTATCATTATATTTGATATTAGTGACAATAGACCCGTTATCACCAGCACTTCCACCGAAAACATAACTGACCTCTGGAGACATCGCGTGGAACTTATTGAGAATAGATTGATCATCTGCTTTATCACTCTGGACACCCTGAATGACCTTAGTGACTATACGACCAGCACCACCAAGATTTCTTATCTGAGTGTTTTGAGCAGTGACAGAAGAAACAGAGAACTTAGAATGACGATAATCAAAATGATTAATAGTAATCTGCTGATTGGCCTCAGCATACGAATCCATCATATTCTGAGGATAGTAGATGTAATCAGCAATGAACTTAACCTGATTCGTATCTATTTTATAAACTCCCTGAGCAACACCCGAGGCAGAACAAGCACGCTCTTCATCTCCAGCAAATGTCAATTCAATAGACACTTGTTCCTTCATCATATATAGAGGGAGCTGAGTTTGTTTCAACATAGGGAAAAGTTCAGATAAAGCAATCTGAAAGACCGGTTCATTCTTAATATTCGCAAAATCAGGGAGTCGTACATCGGGAACTGAAGAGTCAAGTCCATCACTATATTCCTTACCAGTTGAAAGACCATAAGTGAATGCACGAGTATCATTCAAAGGACCTCCAGCGGCAGTTGATTTATCATCAGAGTAGCGGAACTCGTGTGCGATGCATCGGCCGCTTTGGGGAAGTTCCCGCTCTAACTGATGCTCATTGTTAATAAACATAGACTTGTATGCCGTGAGGAAATTGTATCCATCTATCTCCTGAAGAGTCTTAGTACCAACCTTGAGAGCACATCGCTCAATCAAAGAAGCAATCCCGACATTAGGAGGAAAGAAACGATCTAAGCCATCGGGTGCCTGAACCGCCAGTGTGACCTTGCTGTGCGAGTGGAGAATGCCCTTGTTTAACAGAACAAACCGACAGAAAGTATCAGAAATCACTACAGGATCAGTGATAGAAGTTTCTACATCCGTCGCAGTAGTAGTATCCATAGGCGATACCTGTAGTAAATCTGGAACCATTGCTTCATTTGGAACCGGAGCTCTTTCAATCATATTCGCATCATCTGAAGAATCCATTGTTTTATAAATGAACCAAATAAAAAAAAATAAAGAAAATAAAATTATTTTACGACATCACACTCAAACCACCCTGACCAAATACAAGAGTATTTTTGGCGTGAGCAAAGACATAGAATGCCTGAGGAGAATCATCCGTTAATGCTAAACTCATATTGATACCAAAATTGACTCTTGAGAAATCTACACCCTGATCGGAGACACGATCAAAAGCAACTCCCACACCAAATCCACAACCACCATCAGCAAAGTCTTTATCAAATCGTGTAGCATTTGACAGACGTGTATTGACTTGATTTAGAGAAGTCCTCTTGATATCGGCAAACTTCGTAATCGCATCCATATAGTAATAGATTAGCTGAGGGTCAATTGTCTTATCAGTAGCATCACCTTGCTGAATTGTATTAATATTGAAATCAAGCGGGAACTTCGTGCCGTTCCTTGTGAAAAATAATTCTGTAATATTGGCAGAAGATCCATTGGAGTTTGTGGGATAGAGAGTCGCAAGACCATCATAGAGTAAGTTATTGATATGAGCTGCCGGAACAACGTTCGCAAAAACTCCCAATACTCTTGACAGACCAAGTTGGAAATTAATGATACCATTCGCAGAATTAATTGTCTGATAATAAGAATTGATAGAATTGTATTCAAATGTGGAAGATGTCTGTGACTTCATCCTCTGAAGCGTAGCACTATCCGGTTCCATAGTCTCACAAACCAGAGAGATATCCTTAAACTCATAGAAAGAATCAGTGATAGAAGCAGATGAATCACTGGCCGAGTGGAAGACCTGCGAGTCCGGAGCAAGATGAAGTTCCACCAAAAGACCACCAATCGCCTCACGCATCAATGGAATCGGGTTGCGACCATTGAACAGACCACACGGCAAAGCACAGCAGAAGTGATTCCCAGTCAGAGATGAAGAAGGAATATTAACAACCGATTGGGTCTGTGCTTCGTAATTAGGGAGGATTAAAGCAGAATTGTAGAGATGTCCCATATTATCTTGCTGAGAAGAAGTTACTGGAAGATAGGAACTAAGGAAACGATTGTAATGACGAATAGTTTCAATAGTTTGACCAGTCTTCTGAGATTTGATTGTCAGAGTATCAATTGTAGAATAAACACCTAACTTCTCACTCATCGCTAGAGGAGAAGTGGAGGATACAGAAGCCGAAGCATTGGATAAATAAGTTCTGAACTGACCCGTAAATCGGAGAGTGTTTCCAAGAAGCATTGCATCTTGTTCGCCTATGATGAATTGAATTACGGGGTTACCATTGCGGTAAGAGATCTTAGCATTTGAAGTCACATTAGAAGGGACTATCTCTAAATTGTGTTGTGTCGCCATATTTTATGTTATGACCTTTAAAAAAAAATATTTTATTTAATTTAAAATTATGGAAGTTCTATCTTAATAATCATCTTGTGTTTCTAAATACCAAAGAATATCTTTCAAATCTTTTGTTTTCATATCTTTAATGATATTCACATTATCTAAATATATTTTTTCAGTCCATATACCATCTGCGACCAGTTTATCATATACTTCTAATATCTTAATTCTTAATGTAATTTCTTCTTCTTTGTCCATCTATAATTTATTTGATTATGTTGAATATAATTATCAAATTTATACCTGAACGTCAAGACCACCCTGCTTGATTACAAGACGGCGGATGTGTGATACAAAGTTCATCCAGAGGTGATTCTTAGCGGGACCCGATGCTCCAGTGTATTCTACCTGAAGATTGAAATCCTTTCCACGAGCATCATACACTGCGTTGCGACCTAGAGCAAGGGCACGACCAATGAAGAAGTTTTCACGGAATGCTCTGAAAGATAAGGGTTCAATATCCGCCATCGCTAATGCCTTCTCCGCTTCAATACACCATTGCTGAGAAATGGAGTAACCACCTGAAATCTTGGCAGTATCTACCTTTCTTGAAGGATTAATCTTACCATCATAGATTAACTGATAGTTTTGAAGTTGATCAGGGATTCCTACAAGACCCGAGCGAGTAGCGAAGCTAGTTTCATCATCTTCATCAAAATCAATTTGATAAGTTCCATCGGCAGCGAGGGAAGAAGCTGAGGTATAGATTGTTGCATCAGTGGGGACACAGAGGATTGAAGTAGCACGAGATTCAATTAGAGGCAGACGAATATTCGCAACTAAATCATCCTTGACTTGTGAATAGCGATAGTTAGTGAAAGTCCGATAATCATAGTTCATTGTACCACCTTCTCGCATCATCGCCAGCATAGAACTTTCATATCCCTCTGGAACAGATATCTGAGCAACAACCATCTCAACATTGCTCACAGTGTAGGTCGGCTGATACTCTAAAAGAGCATTACCAAAATCCTCAACCGATTGAGATATGATATGGATATCACCATCATTCGGATAAGATTCTCCCATAGTATTTGAAACATTCCCATCCAGAGTGACCTTTATTTTTGAAGTTCCTACTGCTGTTCCCGTTCCACCTGTGACATATTCTATATCTTTAATCGCCGCTGTAGAAGCATTGAGAGAAGCATTATCCAAAGTCACAAAAGATATCTCCTGACCAACAACAAAAGGGAACACTGGAACAGAAGTCTGATTCTGATCACGAGCAACAAAGAAAGAACTGATAGCTGTCCCATTTTTCCACGAACCATTCGTGAAACTCCCATTGTCCGAACCATTCGTGGAATGGAAGATTGGATTGAGACCAAGACGTTTGTTTCTCATAGTGCTTTCTAACTGACGGAAAACCTTCTTCTGATCCTGAAGCAGAATCTCTAAGAATAGACCATCCGTTAGAAGAGCAGGGAATACAGCCTCATTGCGGAAAAGTCCCGTGTTTAATTCTAATTCTCCAACAACACCCTGGAAATCATTTTCGGGAGCACTAGTGAAACTAGTGCTGAGCTTCGTGTTATCTTGAATGCGAGTGAAGTAAGGATTGGATAGACAATTTGCCGCAGGAGTTTTAGTAGTCCCTAAAGTTCCACGACACGCCGGGTCATATCCCGTAGCACCATCCGTCAGAACACGCTTATTCACAAGATTTTGATTTGTCTCATAATCAAAGCGGAGAGCAGTCAAAACATCATACCCTTCTATCTCCTCCAATAATGCGGTTTTGCGACCAGTAAAAACGCGAACTGACCGGATTAATGAGTGTAATCCAGTCTGAGCATCTAACTGAAGTCTTGCGGCTAACGATGCACCAACAGCTCCCGTCGGCAGTGCGATATCAACTTCAAACTTTAATTTTGTCTGACTTAAATCTACGAACTTAGAAGTCGGTGGGATATATAAATCAATGCGACCTCCCGGTCTGTATTCCAGTCCATTTTCCGATGGAACGCTGACAAAGGTTTGTCCTGTTTTAACTTTATCCGATGATACGAAGAATTGTGACATTTTTATAAAAGGAACAAACATAAAAAATAAAAATCTTATTTTTCAAATATTTAAAAAGCACCCGATGATCCCGTGATTGACATTTTCGCCGATACAGGGGCCGATGCTACAAGTCCTAAGGACTGGAATGCTGGACTGACCTTTGTGCTTATAATCCCCGCCTTCGCTGGATCTTTGTTGGGATCTACAATGGGAGCAGCATCAGATTGTTTCTTCGCTTCATCTTTACCAATACTATCTATTCCATCAATTACACCGCCCAAAAGACCAGCAGCACCTCCCAAAAGTTCTAGAGGAGGAAAAGCAGTTCCAACCACATCCATCGCTGCTCCCGCCATTTGAAAGGTATCACCCACCTTTTCAGCAGCATCATCATTCCCAAAGAAGTTTTTACCCTCACCAAGATTTATTAATCCTTCTCCTAAATCAACTGCTCCACCAAAATCTCCCGCTGCTTTCCCAGCAACCTCTGAAACAGTCGTTAGACCCGCTTCAGATAATACTTTCCCCGCTCCACCCATCTTTAATCCCGCCTTTATAATAGCAGAACCTACGCCTGAAGATCCAATCTCTTCTACTCCCCCCGCCGCCTGACCAGCGGCCCGAGCTGCATCCCCAGCACCAGTCGCAGCACCAATCCCCGTAGAACCCAAACGAACTCCTGGATTAGTAGCAAGTGATTCACCCTGAGTTAATCTCTCAAAAGTGGAAGCAATTGCTCCTTGTCTTTCAGCCGTTTGTTTTGCGAGACCAGCACCAATCCCTCCAGCATCCGCAATATCTTGTCCTAAACCATAAGCACCAACTCCCACACCTAGAAGACCTTTTCCATCTTCCGTCCCTTGAATCGCAGCATCCTCTTCAACCTGAGTGCTATCGGTTGCCGCATCTCTTGTCTGTTGCTTTTTAGCAGTATCATAATCCGATAAGATTTTATTATTATGTTCATTCACTAAATCATTGTGTGCAAGAGTCCGAGCATTGAAGGAAGTACCTTCACTTAAGTTCTGAGCAAATCCATATACCGAAGCCATTTTATAAAAGAACCAATTATTTTATTTTAATCTTCTGGAATATTTTTTTTCACTTCACCTCCAAATAATAATCTATCCCCTTCCGCTAATTGTTCCTCAAAGTTTCTAAATGCTCTTGCTGGATTACTCTGAAGATCTAAATACATAAAATCATATCTTTGTTCTGTTGCCTTGTGATATATCTTTTTGAAATTATCATCTCCACCAAACATCCCCGAATATTCTGCTGATATCTTTTCTAATTCCGACATATTCTGTAAATTTAGGCAAATGAAGGCGTTAGTATTATTTCTAATTATCGGTCCCAATGCTTTGAATGATTGCACGGATATCGCTAAAAGACCTATACCAAAATGCCTAGATCTTGTGACTAAAGCGTTCAAATAACTATTACGTTTCACTGATCCTAAAATATCATCAAAAATCATTCCTATGAAAGGTCTGTCATCATCAGAAAAAGATTTCTGTTGGGTTATAAGACCTCCGAGCACTTCATCAGAATATCCAGTATAACAATCACACGCTTGTTTTAAAAATCTTCCCGTGACATCCTGCTCAATCGTATTTGACATAATTGTGACGTTATCGTGTATGTCTTTATAAAACTCATCTCTAAGAATTAAGTTCGTGAGCAAATTAGTTTTTCCTGATTTTGTCGGAGCAATGATAGTCATAATACACGGCAACTGAGGTAAGTTCGGATGTAATTCTTTCCTAGGTTTTTCCCTGGGTGGAGATTTAACTTTTTGAATCCTGGGGGGAGCTTTTCCTTCCATTATCAAATGACGTAGATTTTATTTTTATTAAGTGAAATATTGCCTCCAGGGATCCTTTGGAGGTTCTGGATTAATTGCTTGTTGTATCAATCTTGTCTGACGATTCTGCTGAGCCTCTTCCGCCTGCTTCTTTTTCTTGAGAGCCTTCTGCTCCTTACGATGAGTATCATAAGTATGGATAGCATTCACAACTGCTTCCTCTAAATCTTGTTTGCTGTATGAATCTTTCATAATTTTATTTGCTATATCTTCTGACACTTTTGCCTGAGTTTCAATCTCCTTTTGTTTTTGTTTTTCTAATTCCTTATTCTTCTTCTCCTGACGTAACTCCTCTATCTCCTTCTCCTTCTCCTTTGCTAATTGTTCCTTCTCCTCCTTACGTTTCTTTTTATTCGCAAGTGCTTTTGCACGAATCCTTTCCAAGTGTGCCTTTTGCTTTTCAGTCATCTCACCCTTACGCTTATATTTCCTTCTCCCCTTCTTCTCAGGAACTTCCCCAGTTTCTGAGTTCATTACTTCTTCTTCTTTAGGTGGCGGAGATTCTTTAGCATTAAATACTTCTTCTTCATCAAAAGAAGGTTTGGGTTCTACGGGAACGATTTCCCCTTCTGCCTCATCATCTTCCGGCATATCTTTATCCCCTAGTTCTTCCAAAATATTATCTATGGCGTCCGGAGGTGATACACGGGGAGTCATAGGTTCAGGCTCAGGTTCAGGTGGAGGCATTTCAATTCCAGGAAGTTTTGAAGACATTCTTTATAAATGACTTTAGAAAAAAATAGAAAAGATAGAACTTTACTTTAGTCTATCTTTATTATCTTATTTGGGAGTTTCACGGATGTGAAACATAATTTCAGTATTACCAGTTAGGTCTTCTACGAATGTTTCATCTGCTCTTACGATTTCAACCTTTAAATCTGTCATTTCAATTGCTTCAGTATTATTGAAATCTACATATAAGCGATCATTCTTTTCAAAGAATAATGAACCCTTTTCCGAACCAGCATTATCAAATCTAGGGATTGTACCAACAATCTTAGAGATAGATCCTTTACCAGCATTGTAACTTGTTTGAGGGAGCTGAGGCAATCTAATGAATGCACTATTTGTCGCAGAGGTTTGTAGGTCTTCCGGAGCGGTGTAAGAACTTCCTAAAGCAGCAGTCAGGGATTTTTCCACAGGGATAATATTGGAACCAGCAGAATCTGCTCCCAATGTTCGTGCGACACTGGGGCGGAACATTGCGTGATTCGTGAAATTACCTCGGTAGTATGGATTGGGACCTGCGATTATAATATTTTCTTTATCCTTCTGAGTCGCACGAGAACTGCCGTGATCCTCCAATCCCAAATAATCTCCTATAATAAAATCTGCCAGGATTCCTCCCCCTTTAACTTTTTGTGTGATAGGTCTTTTATCTAGATGCTTCGGCCACCATCTCGCATTCTGCCATCTTTTCTGTTTTTCCCTTGTCTTTCCCACCGCTTCTTCTGCTTGTGTTTGTGTGAAATAATCATAATAACATCTCGCTTGCCAGTCACCCTTTCCATAAAAGATGTTTGAATCCATTGTTGTCGCTGTCCTTGGAGTATATGCTTTTCCCGCTGGAATTGATATAACATCCCCTGACCCCCATAGATATAATTGTGGATACATCTTCCAACAATTTTGATTGACGGGTTTGGGAACTTGTTGTTTGTAAGAAGCACTTGGAACACTCACCGAACTAGCAATCACAGAACCATTTTGATCACTGAATACAACCACTTCCCCTTTCACTAATATCTTAATTTCTGTAACTTTATCCACACCAAGAGGACTTCCCGAAGCAAAACAACTATTCACGTCGTTGTTCGCAGTCATAGAAGTATTTGCTTTATTGTAATATATGATCTCTTGCATATCACGACTTCCATCCGCTTCAGAAACTGCGTGATATAATCTAAGGGATCCATCGCCGTCGGCCTCAGCACAATAGTCAAAGAATGTATCTTGATCCACACCCATTCCATTGCCCAGGGGCATATTCAATCGGTTTTTATTACGCCACGATTTGAGATAATTATTGTAATTATACGCCCTCGTCAATCCTACTGTGAAGCGACGACTAGTGGCATCACCAGCGACCTCTCGGGTTTCTGATACATTGAACGTGAGTGTTCCAGAAACACTTGATATGGGACCATCATCAGCCCCTTCTCCCGCATAGAGAATACAAGTATCATTAGCAGTAGCAGTAAATTTCCCTGTTCCAGGATCAAATGAAACACCTCCGAAAATAGTTTTAACTCTTGAAGCATTAATATTGGCGTTGGCGGGAGTAGTTAATTCTTGTTGAAATTGAAACTTAAGGGAATCACTCGCAAAATCCAAAGCACAAATGGAACCATTCTGAGTGTAACTCGTATTAATCTCAGGATGATAGCAGTAAGCCTCCCTGAGCATTTTAGCAAATCCTTGAACAAACTCCGAAGGGGCAACAGATGATTCAATTAAGTTTTCCTGAATGATAGGATAAGAAGTTAATCTATTCTGGGCATTAATTGCTGCGACTGTCGCATTAAGTTCTTCATTTTCGTTTTCTGATGTGATTCCTTGGAATTGGGAGTTTTTGTTTAATGCTTCTATTACATCAGAAGTTATCCTTTTACCGAACCAAAAATTGCAGACCGCTCCATCCTCGTAAGCAACGACTGGAGCACGATTAATCTTGACAGACTCCACGGCGATTTGTGACTTAGGTTTAATAACTAAGGGATTACGCAAATGATTTGTAAATTGATTGGGTGCCTCTATCCCTATCTCATTAGTTAAGGATTTACTTGAAGATGATGTGATCAAAAGACTCATATTTATAAAAGAGACTAACAAAAAAATTAAAACTACTGAATTATAAAATGGCGAAACGTTCTAAGAAACAAAAGGTAAAAGATCCTACACCAATGACTTCTATGGCGACATTACCAAAACACCTATATCAGTTTAATGATTTGAGGGTGGAAGAATCTATCAAAAAATCAAAGGAAGTTAAAGAGAAAGATATTTTTGAAACACCTAAAAATAAATCTGGATATTAAAATAGTATGGGAGCGGATCCTTATCCAGGTTGGGATCCTAATGGATTTCATCCTCCAGGAAAGGACAAAGAAGAATCTAAGTGGAGGAAATATTATCGTTCAGAAGATGATTACTATGAATATGATAGATATAGGTCAAATCCTTTCTTTGATGATTATCATTTTGGCCGAGACGGATTCCCCGCCGAGGAAGATGCCGAAGGCACCAGGAAGCCAAGTCCTTGGAAGATTTTAGAAATAGATAAAACTGATGATGAAAGTATCATAAGGAAAGCATATTATAAATTAGCAAGGGTATATCATCCTGATAAAGGTGGGAATGAAGAAGACTTTAAAGCTCTTCAGGATGCCTATGAATCGGTTATGCGATATATTTAATTTTCTAGATTTTTAAACAGAAGATATCAAAATCCTTAAAACTAACTAATAGTGTTTTTTCTAACCATCAGTTAGAATTGATTTTCAAAAGTGTCTTAGAGATAAAATATTAGTATAATGCTTTATAAATATCGGATCTAACCAGGGATGAGTTTTGACACTATGGGTTAATTCACTTAAAAATAAATCTAATTATAATTATAATGAAAGTTGATCAGGAGTGGGTTGAGGATAATATTGACGATATCGTCAAAATATTTAATCGCATAAATCGCTCAGAGAGTTCCGGCAACAAGTCTAATCATAAAAAGAAGATGAAGGAAAATATGGACAAAGTTATTTATCGTGGATACTATGAGTTAGCACGAAAACAAGAGAAAGATAAAGTTAATAAATCCAAAACAATTGGAGATAGAGTTGAAAAAATTAGAATGGATGAAGTCGCCGAAGCCAATGCTTCCAATACAAAATACGCAATAGATGTCTTAAAAGACCAATTAGATGAAAAAGATAAACAGATAGAGATACTACTGAAAACGATTCAGTCTATCAGTCAAAAGTAATTTCAATCTTTTTCCTTTCATTTCTAAAAGATATACCACCACTTCTCCTTCTATGAGTCCCTTTATTATTCTGTCTTACAGGATATCCATCTACTTCATAATATTTCCTAGCATTTTGATTTCCTTTCTGACCTCCACTTAATTTCTTTTTATCTTTATCTTCTGGTCCTTCGGATACAGGTCTTTCTAGACGAGGATAATTATCTTTTTCTGTTCCTTCGGGAGAATAGTTTCTTCTTTGCCACTGACTATTTAAAACTCTTGTAATCATTTGAGGAGTGATAGGGACATCTTGCACGCTCATTCCGTGTGCTTGTTCAGGAGACATCTTAGATCTCTTGTACCACTGGGCGTGATACATCCTTTGCCTTGCTTCCACGGGGAGTTCCAAAATAATTTCTTGATTAGTTTTCATAATACCTTCAATGATATTTTATTCAATAATATTAAACGATTACATTATATCTTTATGTGCTTCAGAAAGAGTCATTCCCTTTCTCATCCGAACCATCATCTTCATACGATGTGACTTTTTCTGACCGGAATCCATATCCTTAACCTCACTATGCTCTGCCATATGTTTCCTGAGATCTGCTTTCTGTGACTCCGTAAGAGCCTTCCCTTCAGTCTTCTTGCGGGGTTTCGGCGGTGCTTTAGTTTCCTTCGGACTAGGTGGGTCATCATCTACCTCCTGCTTCGTGCCTTCGGCCTGCTTTTTAGCCATCTGTCTTTTCTGTGCCTTTTTCTCCTTAGTAGTTCCATACGCCATTTTTATAATCTAATAAACATTTTAATTTATCTCGTGAAACCTTTAATTTTTAGTTTCTTGACTTCATCTGCTAAATCTTTATCTGCCTTTTTCCAGGTCCCCGGCTGCTTCATCACGAATGAATATACTCTTCCGTAACCCCATTGCGATGCACTCATCTTGCCCCGGAGACTCTTACCTCCAACCTTTTTTCCCGTAGAAGCAGATCTAACCGATTGTGGATTTGATTTTCTAGCACCCGTTCCACGATAATATACCTTATCAAGGATTCGCTTAGGTATTCCTGTAGTCTTGACAATGTCTGCTTTACTATGTCCTTCATCTTTTGGAAACCCATACTTCGCATTATACTTTTGTTTATTAGTCAGCATATTTTATTTATATGATATCTTTTATAATTATGTCAAAACCCATATCTGTAAAAATATCTAAATCTACGAAACCAGAGAAGAAGTTGATGGCCGTCTTTCAGTTAGATAACGGACGCTCGCGGACAACGCACTTCGGAGCCCGAGGAATGGACGACTATACAAAAACGAAAAATAAAGAACAAAGAAAAAGATACCTAGACAGGCACCGAAGGAGGGAGAACTGGGCGTCACCGATGACGGCCGGGGCATTAAGTCGGTGGATTTTGTGGAATAAGGAATCACGGGGGGCATCAATCTCAGCGTATAAAAGAAGATTTAAATTAAAATAAAATAATTAACGAGAAGGAATAGGATATAATTTTTCTGTTTTAGTTCCAATAGGTCCCTGGGTTTTACTATCCATAACCACCACATCTTTCAGACCACCTAAGGATTGTTTATATTTCTGTGAAACAAATAATCTCTTGTGAGGGAATTGTTTCAGTGCAAGGAATCGTTTGCCGAGTGCTATAGTAAATCTATCTCTATCATCCATCTTGACAAACATATCATTCTTGTTCATATTCATTCTGGAAGACCTACTAGTCCATTTTCTAATTGCTTCTTGAGGAGATTGTTTTTCGTGGGCGAAGTGTATTTCCACATCACCTTTAGATCCTTTGAGTAATAGCACAGGATACTTTGATATTACTCTTCTATATTTTGATTTTCCTCCAAACTTATCTTCAGAAGATGTGGGTTGTGCGACGGGAGTTAATTTCATATATTCATCAAAGTTCTCCAATAAAGTAATGTAATCGGGAGCATAGATAAACATAGAGAAGAAGGGAGAATCATAGGGTTTATTCAATGCTTTCATATATGCGACTCCGTAGCAATTATCAGAAACAATAGTCCAATCCCTTCTCACAGATGCTTTGGAGACCTTGTCGGGTTCAGCCTTATCGGCTTCCTTGCCGTAAGCGGTTTTATTTTTTTTAATCTGTGGAATTGCTCCCTTTGCTTTGTCTGGAACAGGAACCACAGACTTATCCTATTTCATACTCCTTTTAATAAATGTCAATGCTTTCTGTGGAGTCGGGAGAGCCGCTCCTAACTCAGGCGATGCATTCGCCTGTTTATTGTATGCTCTCAAGGGAGCAGCAATATCGGATGCTTTCAATTCCTTTGCTCCTGAAAGACCTAGTACCTGGGTAGCAGTGATTGTCACTCTAGCGGATTTCCTTTTACTTTTTCTGAGTTCTTTAGCAAACATAGTTTTAAACTTCTTTCTGTTCTCAGGGGTATCTATCATTTTTACTCCCTTGAAAGTTTTGAGATATACTTTTTTCAAATCAGCATTACTCATTCCTTCAATCAGTTTGGGTTCCATCATCGCTTTCAATTTACCGATTGTAACAATTTTAGACATTTTTTATGAACTCATAAATATTTTTTTATTGACAAGTAGATTTTGAAGGATCTTCAAAGTGATACTCGTGACCTATCCAATCAATATGGGAATAACTATCAGGTCTTTCAAGATGAAGTCTGACTAACCAGTTTTGATCTTCTATCGCATTTGAGTCAATATCACTGCGATAAACCTTTCCAAATCTTTCTCGGTTAAATAAACACCACTGCCAGGGAGTTCTATAAAAAGTTTTATAATCCTTATATTTTGCTGATTCAGGGGATTCTTCTAATTTTAGACCAAAGTGAGGGGATGATTTAACAACAAACATATCGTCTTTAACAAAGGCGAGTTGATTATATCCAATGATATCCACATCTTCTTCCAGAGATTCAATATGCTCTATGACTTTGATACAATAATCTTCTGTAAAATTATCATCATCGTCAAGGTGAGTAAAGTATTTACCTTTGGCCATCTTTTGGAGTTTATTTCTTTTTTCAGAAAGTTTGACGGAACGATTATCGCAAATAGATATGATTTCAATTTTGTCTGAAAGATCATTATCTTTAATTTGTCTATAGAGGTCTTCTACCATTGGGATGAATGTAGAACATCTTTCAAGTAAAGTGGGGATTAGAATAGAAACAAGCATTTATAATCTTAGTAAGAAAATAATTATGGATTTTCATCCGGATAAGGAAGGATATCTTCATCCTTCACCTTTGGAGATTTATCTTTAGGGGACTCTGCAGTTTTATCTTTTCCTTTATTTTTCAATTCTTCAGTTTTCTTTTTTAGAGTTTTCATTTCTTCCTCGGTTGGAGGACGTCTTTCACATCTAAATATATAGCAGAGATTTACCTTACAATGACATTTACTCATCCATATCACTTGAAGCAAACCGGCAATTGCTCCTAAGACTAGCACTATTGCCCCTGCTGCCTGATCTACGGAGTAATCTTGAAGTTGCCCCTCGGTGTCAGTTGATTCACTCATTATATAATAAATTTGATTTAAAAATAAAATACGTTAATTATTTGTTTATAATGTCTAAAGATACCAACAGCGTCTCTCAAAGATTTATTGAGGGATTGAAAGATTATAATCTCACTTTGGAAGAGATCAGGGAAAGTGGATGGAAATATTGTGGAGGGGA